ATCTCGACCAATCTGGTCTGGTGTGGCATTCATGTCTCCTCTCTCGGTTCTACCTTGGAGGAGATATTGGTTAAGGTAACCCCGCCTTGTAATGGTTCCCCCTTGAAGTATAAAACTTTCGGAGTTAATCATTGCAAAAAAGGTAGACATATAGTTCTTTCCAGGTGAAGCCATCAAACCAAGTTCACGAAGGGTCTTATAAAAGATCTCTCGGAACCCGGCAGGACAGCGGAAGAGCATGTCATCACCATTGACGAGCACATTGCTACGCATCAGACTTTGAATTTCGCAGTCTGTGGGGTAAGCACGGCGAATCGCGGCGAGGTAACCACCAAGGTTGGCGATACACAGTAGTGGGAAGGACAGAGGGTCGCCCATAGGCTGACCATTTGTTTGTAGAACGCACCTCTGCGCTCTCCCACGGATGTGACCACTGTCATCTCTTCCACGAATTGGAACTCCTAAGCCGTCAAGTGTAACGGGGGAGATTCTATCGCGTGGAGGAATCAAAGCACCACTCTCATCATGACACCGAAATTTCGGATATCTAATGATATGTGGGAGCTGAGATCGTGAAACGAGGTCAAACATAGGATGGTCACGAAGACCAAAGATAGCGGCTGTTGTAGCTTCCATCTTAAGAAAGTCAGTGGCACTAGAATAATCGACACTCATGAAGACCCAGTCTTCAGGGGTGTTATCGACAATCCTTTGTACTTCACGACAGAGATCTTTTCCCATGGTTGATTCACGAGATGACTTCCAGCGTTCAAGCATCAGGCCCTGAATGGGTTGAAGAACAGTGTTAAGTAATGCACAACCTTTAGTGATCAAGCGGATCTTAGAAGCCTCATATATCCCCAGAGGGGTAAGAAGCTTAAAAGTGCTTAAGATCATTTGTTGTGTATACTCAAGACGTAGACCGGAGACGGCCCACAGAGGGATAGCTGTGTAATGTTTTGCATTTTCAGCATCCAACACTGGATCACCCGTGTCAGGTTCTCGATTTTCCTCGAGTTTTTCCTGCGGGATACGCATGAACGGTCTGAATTTGATTTCGGTCTGGTCACCTTGCGAGACTTGCGAGTGGACCTTAGAGCCGAATTCAGACTTGGTTATCTGGAATGGTTCCAAATTACCAGGACTTTCACCACTGAGTATGGTGACGTCCT